GAAAGGATTACGATATTAGATTTGACCCGAGTCGTATTGAGTGGGCATGTGATTGTATGGCATTTAAATTTAGACATAAGTTTAAAAAGAAATATTGTAAACATATTGAAGAAATACAAAGTAATAAATTGGCACAACGCAGTGGCCGTGCAGGTGCCAGAGTGGTCTAATGGGGTGGATTGCAAATCCATTATTCGCAGGTTCAAATCCTGTCCTGCACTCAAAATATAGGAAAGTAAAATGAGAATTAGTGAATTAGTTGCGAGATTAGAAGAAATAGAACAAAATTGTAGTGGGAGTACTCGTGAAGATATATCACTATTAATTGATGATTTAATAAGACATGATTTGGAAATGGCAAAACTTTTAAAAGAAACAACAAAGGGTATGATGAATCAATTTAAAGAAGATGAAAATTTTGTAAAGTTTTTAATTGCAGAGGGAATTAAATCAGGTTCTATTGGTGAATCTTAGAGAGAGGAGTAATATGTATATGAGTAAGTTTGAAGACAATGGTGGTTACTTTATTGATGGTGTTCCTTATATGGATTGTAAAATAACAGGACAACCAGTTCGTAATGTAAGCACAGATTGTAAAGAGGTAATAGGTGATAAGGCATTATCTGCCAGAGTTTACAAAATGTTTCCTGAAACATTAGAGGTAAAACAATCTACAAAATATAAACGAACAGGAAGACCAGCAGGTTGGCATTGGATGGCTGAGTTCGTTGATAAAGATGGTAATGTATTTCATAAAGGTAAAGAACAACCAAAACTAAAAGGAACTTTACCACCTACAAAAGTTAAACCTAAAAAGAAAACTAAGAGGCGTAGTAAAGATGCAATCTTAGTTGCTAAGTATAAGGAAAAACAAAAACTCAAAAAAGAGTTAAAGAAACAACAAGATTTTCTTAATCATAAAGTATGAGGTTATAATGAATAAAAAAAAGAAGAAGGGTCAATTTGACCATTACAAAACTTTCACATTGAAAGATGGAACTAAATTCAAAGCACTGAATAAAGCAGATGCTGAACTATACAGAAAAAAGGTTGGTGAATAATGAATGGATTTATTTATCCTGTCCAAACCAAAAAGATGCAGGAAAACAATGAAGACCCAAGGGTTCAAATTAGTGAACTATTAAAAGGCCCTAAACGATTAGAGGGTGAATCGTTTGATGAGTATAAGACACGAATGAAAGTTGAGAACCAACTTACTCGTGATTATTTGAAAGGTTATCTTATTGAAAATTAAAAAACTGCTTGACATTCGTAATATAATTAGTTATATTAAGAACATATATTTTTTAT